CGTTAATGACTTAACGCAATTAACAGTTGCGATTGATTTATTTGGTAAAAACAGTGAATACTATCGCTTCCCAGTTAAGCAATTAACGCTTTACCCTAATGAAAATGATAAGGTAAAAGTAATTGTTCCGAAATTATATCTAAGTAGCATTCCAATGAATATCACCTATGTCAATTTCAAGATTGTGCTCGTCAATAATAGCGGTTCTGAACTGTATGTAACGGACTTATCGTTTAAGCCGGTTGTGAGAACCGAAGTAAAGGAAAAAAACATTCTGTTTCCAGATATTTTTTCTAATGTAGATCACAACTTGTTAGGTCATGGTAGTGGTATTGTTGGAGCACCGTCACACATTGATGGTTATGATTTTGCTTCTTTCTCCATGAACAAAAGCGCACCAAATGACAATAAGGATATTTTCTTCAACCTAGTCGAACCGGCTAAAAATGATAAAACGGCATCTATGCTTTATAGCCAATGGAAAATTGCTTTTGATACCATTAGCGTCAATGAGAAAGATTTCAGCCTTGTTTTAAACGTCTTTGGGTATGATGGAAGTCTCGATACATTTGTACTGGGATCACGGCATTTATTGAAAAGCATTAACCAAAGTCAAACGTTCTTGACACCAAAACTTTCTACTATTATTAGCAAAGCGTGGGATCAGATCAAAGCCATTACTATTGTTATCGAACACGCTGTTACTGACAACACTGATGTTTTGAGCATTGGCAAACCTGAAATTAGCAGAGTTTCAATTGCGGAAGATTTGAAAAATAGCATGGTTTCAGTAAACGACTTTCTTCGTTACAACACGCAGTTGTTCCTGACTAATGGAGCCACGCTCGCCTTTAGTTACAAAAATAATGTACCAACTGTAACTGTCGGCGGTACAGCAAAGCTAACTAATAGTGATGTCTATGTAACCAAAAATGGATCAAGCATCATCAAAGATTTGCCATTAATTTGGAATGTTGGCTTGGCAGTTCCAGTTTCAGCCACCATTACGCTTAGTATCAACACGTTCACGCGTAATGTCGATGGTTCAAATACCATACAAGAAATCATAAGGCTTGGTGATTATAACGCACAGCCGGCAAAACTTCTGTCAATATCTCAAAGAATTACTGCCTTGAATACTTTACTAAGTAAACCATATGATGGGCTAAGTTTTGTTATTAGCACTAACCAGCCAGTAACAAACTTTTCTTATGATTTGAAAGCATTCGATATTGTAACTGACCAAGGCCAGACAAGCATTCCTAACAGTTCACCTGACGGATATCAAACATTAAAGATATACGGTAATGCTCCGCAAACAGCCACCGACAAAACCACCAACAGTTTCATCTATTCTGATGGGTCATATCTTATCAGTGGTTATACAAAAATGTCTTGGCAAGGACAAACGTCAACAACCCTCCCGAAAAAATCATACAAATTTAAACCATTTACCGATGCAAGCACAAGTACACCACTGCCAATGCGGATTAATCCTAAGTTTGAACCAGCATCAGCTTTTGTCCTGAAAGCATTTTATAGTGATCCTACCTTGTCTCTTGACAATCTAGGAAACGAAATCATGCACGATCTTGCCGCGTGCCGTACTCATGTTTCTCCTGAATTAGCGACAACTGCTTATCTAGGCCAGTGCTACGGGCAACCAGTTTACCTATATTTCAATGATATTTTCTATGGTTTGTATTTCTTCCGAAGCGGCGCTAAAGAAAGAACATACGGCGTTGATGGAAAAGATGCAACAAAATATATTATTGAGGGTGAAAATGAGACCGGTGCAGCAATGTTTCAAGCACCTTCTGTTACACACTGGGGTGATGGTAGTGACAACGGTCTGAATGATGAATTTGCACCAAATATTCCTGATACATTATCTGACAACCAGAAAGCAAAGTTCAATGCTTTTGTAAAAATGGTTAATGATGGTGACGTTGCTACTTTCAAAGCTAATACGCTTCAATCATCAGCAGAAGCCGCGATTGATTATATTATTTTTTATAATTTGATGGGCAATGTGGATTCCTGCGGTCGCAACCTAGAATGGGTAACATGGGACAATGGCAAACATTTCACCGTAATCCCTTACGATTTTGACCAAATGCTATTTAATAGCTGGGACGGGAAAACACGTTCAGATCCAACAGCGAATGGCTTCCCTGTAGTTCAAATGCGATTTGGAACACTTCACAACAAATATTTTGATATGATTGCAAAGGCATATTCACATGAACTGCATGATCGTTATTATGAATTAAGAAAAACTGTTATGCGTGAAGACAACATTATCAACAAATTCACTGAATATGGCAATCAAGTTGGCATTTCAAGGTATTGGAAAGAACAAGAAAAATGGCCGTTCGACGGGCGACTTGTGAGCTTCCAATATATCCAACAGACCATTTACACTCGGTTTAAACTTGTTGACACTCAATTTGCGGCATTCGTTGCGCCACTCTTGAGTTAGGAGGTGATGACAATGCTTAACAAAATCAGAGATCACCCGACACACACAGCACTCGCCATTGGCATGATTGCCATTGGCTTGTTTCTACTCATCAATGACAATTATTTCGTCTGGCCCCCACATTACTCTGACTGGTTAAACGATGACATTGTGGGGTTTTTGTTTATAGTTGACGGACTCGGAATTGGGGGTTGGGTGCTATGGGAAGAACAGTCGGCAGTAATCAATCGTCTGTTGCTTATGACTACCAGCTTTTTGATGTCATTCTTGACAATACTGCAATTACTGACCTCGATTTCAACTGGATTCTACACAAGTTGGATCAGCAATGCGATCATAACAGCCTTCGTGCTGATTCTGGCACGAAGGAGTGATACAAGAGATGATTGACAAATACCTCATGGCATATACGCCTTATATCGCAGGTATTCTATCTGCGCTGGTTGCCTATCTGAGTCTTCGTGAGAGTAGACACAAAACCAAGCATGATGAGGCTATGGATTTGCTGGACAGGGTGAATAAAGACAATGATAGGCTCCGAGAAGAAAATGAAGATCTGAAAAAGAAAAACTTACAGTTAACAAGAGAATTGGAGGAACTAAGACATGCAAAATGAACTACTTCAGGTACTAGCAATTGCGGTTGTCATCGCACCGATCACCACTGGTTTCACCGAAATATTCAAACGATATACACCTGCAGAGGGCAAACTGCTACCCGTTCTATCAATTGGAACGGGTATTTTACTGGCCTGCGTTTGGGCGATGGCTTTTGGCCATCTTCCCTTAATCGGTGCTTATGCGATGGCAGGACTGCTGTCAGGACTTGCATCCGTTGGCGTTTATCAACTTGCTAAGCCTAACGAGGAGGTAAAATAGTATGAGTTATACCATCAACAAAGAATTTGCTTTGGGTGAAAATGAAGGTTCATCGCAAGTAGCTAATCGACTTTACATCATCCTACATGATGTTGGTGCTGAATCTGGTGCGCGTGCAAATGCCGCTTACTTCAAAAACAATATTGCTGCTGAAATTGCTTATACGGCATTTGTTGTAGGCGATGGCGGTCAGGTTTATCAAGTTGGCGAACCCGGCTATGTTCAGTGGGGCGCTGGGACAGTGGCAAATGCTAACAGCCCGGTCCAAATTGAATTGGGCCACACGAGTGATCCCGAAACTTTCAAGAAGGATTATGCCGTTTATATTGAGCTTGCACGTGATATGGCTGCTAAATATGGCATTCCGACTAGTTTGGACGCTGGCGGTGCTGGAACGCCTGGCATCAAGTCTCATTTGTGGGTAACGCAGCATATTTGGGGTGATCACACTGATCCGTATGGATATCTGGCTCGATGGGGTATTTCGAAGGATAAATTGGCGGCAGATCTTGCTAATGGGACAACTACTGTAGATGCATCTAAGAGCGCACCAGCAGCACAAAGCGCGCGTCCACAAGCAGCTGTATCGGGTAAGGTGAATGTTAGTTACGGATTGCACTTGCTCGGTGTCCGTTGGCTTGATGAGGTGACCAACTTCGGATCTGGTGACAATGGTTTTGCTGGTCTGCCTAATTATCAGCATGATCTGCTGTACATCACAGTTGATCATGGTAGCGTTAAGTATCGCGTCCACACAGTTCAAAGTGGTTGGCTGCCTTGGGTAGCCAAAGGTGATCGCAATGATACGGTCAACGGCTGTGCCGGTAATACTGGCGAAGTGATTGATGGAGTCCAGATCATCTTTCTTACTCCTGCTGGTGAGCCGTACAAGCAAGCGTATTACCGCAGTCAGACGACACAACGGTCTGGCTGGCTTGGCGTTGTGTGTGATGATGGCACGAGTTTGCCACAGTACACAGACACATATGCCGGCATGTTTGGAGAACCGCTTGATCGTTTGCAAATTGGTATTAGTTCGATTAATCCATTTTAAGTACATTACAAAAAAGTCCCCTGCTCGCTTACACGGGTGGAGGGCTTATTTTTGTGCATAAAAAGCTAAATTTAACCAAAATATGGAAAGAAAATGGAACACACATATTCAAAAGCTATTAGGTCAATAGATGCAACGATTGAGTGGGAATGACCGGTATCAAAAATTAAAAAAGCTAAGCTTGGGTAAAACACGTTTAAACCGTGGTTCCCAAGCTTTTTTGTTTGCCATTTTTGTTTTTTAATATCGTGCAAGTGTTCCTTATTTGTGGGAGATTATGTGGGATATTTTAAAAATAAAAAAATCCCATATAGGAATTAAAGAAACTTATCGATACTATTAAAAACATTTAGACTAGCAGCTTTTGTTGAACGGGTGTAGTCGGCTGTCATTTGAAGATTCTTGTGACCAAGATAGTGCATGACATCAATTTGCGGTTTGTTGGCAGCAATCGCTTGTGTTGCAAAATAATGTCTGAGCAAATGTGGGTACACTTCAATGCCGGACTCATTGCTTACCCTTCGCATCAATCGATTGAGATGGGTGGGGTGCAACGGGTTACCATCATTGTTAAGCCACAGCCAATGTTTCTCAGCTTGAATATGGTTCCTTTGCCTTAGATTATCAGCCGTAACCATTGCGTACTTCAAATAATCAACGGTTTTGCCAAATGCCCATATGGTTCTGTACGATGATTTGGTCTTGAGCGGGCCACCATTAAGCTCATTTGTGTTGCGCTGCATGTCAATCGCGATTTGCGCAACATCGGCATCGTTGATTTGATCGTGGGATATTTTGATGGACTTATTTCGAAGACCCATCACTTCTCCGCGGCGAAGCCCGAGCGTTGCAGTGATGATCAAGGCCATTTCGTACTTATCCAGATTCGTCTTTGCTGTATTTAGCCACAATTCAAATGAATGTGGTTCTAAATCCTTATTTCGAGGCGCTTTTCCATTGATCTGCATACCTCGAAGCCGATTTTTGTCGATGACATCTTCAAATTCAGCGGCGTTCATGATGCTCTTCATGACAGCATCAATAGTATGGACAGTTGTTAACGCTAGACCTGATTGTGATAACTCGTCGAGAAAACGCTGATATTTGGCTCTTGATACATCTTGTAGAGGCGTTTTACCAAATGCTGGCTTGAGATACTTTGAATAGAAGTTCTTGTTCGCTCTTGCCGTTGATTCACGCCAGATACCCATTTTCATTTTTCGCTTTGCCATTTGCTGGTAATATTGATCAACTGTCATTCTATGACCCAAAGACCCTGAAACTTCTCCGCGAGCAAGCTTTGCCTCAAATTGTTTGATTTCAATATCAGCATCTTGCCAATGGATAAAACCTGATTTTGAGAATTCTTTCCTTTCTCCCATAGCATCATCATAGGTTCGTCTGACCCCAAACCTTTTCCCCTTCTTGGTTTGGTATTCATATACCCCTGGATGGCGTTTGTATGGTGTCCATTTTGGCATGATAATACCTCCAATTTGTCTATTAAGTTGATTGATTTGTACATAAATTCAAACGTATGTTCGTTTTACCATTAAAATAAAAGCCCTAGGTAAGGGCGTTTTAATTGACCTATTTAACAGTCGGTAAGTCATTGCGTTGCCAATATTTCGTAGCAAAGGCAGGAACATTTCCATCCGAGAAGCCTTTCAAATTCAATTCATTTAGTTTTGATCCTTCTAAGTCCGCTGTCATTTCCTTTGTACTATGAGTATTACCACCAGCGTCCTCAGTGGGGTATTTGACCATAACAGATATGTTAGAAAAGTCATTTCCTTTTGATTTCTTGAACGCCTTCCAAACAGACGCAATATCGGTATGCATCGCTTGAACCGCAGCCTTGTCGTCCCAACCGCTGTCTTCTTTAACCGTTACAAGAACGGTTTTTGATTTGGGGTCATCGTAAACACCGCCTACTTCAGTGACTTTCAAATCAGGTTCATAATGTTTCAGCATCGCCTTTACCGATTTGTTACTGTTCAGCTTATATATTCTTGTAGATGGAGAAGCTAATTCTTTTTTGAACTCATTGACACAACTTGAAATGCCAACAACTAGTAGAACAATGACGACAAATACTGTCCAAAACTTCCAACTTTTCCAAAAAGGTTTTTTAATCTCTCGATGAGATCTCCTAGTTTTGTGTTCCATTTTTAATCCTCCGTCAATATTATTTGTGACTCAATGTATAACTTCAAAGTAGCGCCACATCCAATGGGGTAGTTCATACTGATCCAGAACAGCATTGTAATTCATAGGAGAAACTTCCTGATCGCCGAAAACAAGCTCAAACATAAAACAGTTTGCTTGATACTCGTTATCACCAACCATAGGCTCAGCTCCCACTCTGCTAAAAAAGTTGGTGTCTAAGCCTCGATGCATTTTGCAATGACCAAGCTCATGAGCACAAACCACTGTTGCCTGACAATCGTTAAGTGACAAGGACAAGACTATCATCGGCATACGGCTAATTTGCATGCTATATCCCAGTATGTTATTGCCTAGGTCTCTTCGATGAATAGAAACGCCGTCACGTTTAGCGAGCTTAAAAGGGTCACTAGTTCCGTATCGATTAGACATATGATCAGCAGCAGCTAGCGCTTCACTTTCCGAATATCCCAATAGAAGTCACCCCCAAGTCACTCTTCGCTACCGCGATACTTTTTGGGGGTGAACTTCTTTTTTGCTAGTTCTTTGGCCAAAATGATTGTCTGTCTCATTGAGGCTTCTAACAAAGCGCGGTCTTCATCCGTAAGTTCGCCCCCATTTTTGAAATAATTAACTCCAGTTTTCCCAGTAATGCCATTCATAGCATCGTTCAGAATGGCTTCAACATCTTTGTAGTCCTTGTCTGTCAATGAATAGTAGTGGCGTTTATCCGAGTTTCCAAGAAGATAGTCAATGGAAACATCAAATAATTTAGACATTTTTCTTAGGTCTTCGTTGCTTACACCGCGTCTATCATTTTCCCAGCTAGTGACAGTGCTTTGGCTCACGTTCATTTTTTCTGCAAGCATTGGCTGAGTCATTGAGTGCTCTTTACGCAAGCTTGCGATACGTTCTCCAGTAGTCATATAAGCACCTCCACGATTAGTATTATATGTTGTACTCTAAGTAATGGCTATAAATATCAAAAAATATGTACAAAAAGAGTTGACATGTACAGTTAGTAACTGTACTATATGTACATAAGCAAAGGAGGTCATAACATGAAGTTAAAGCAGGCTCGAGTTCGATCTGGAATGAGTCAAGAAGAGCTAGCAAACCGTGTTCATCTGTCTGTCTCTATGATTCAGTCAATCGAGAACGGACGGCGAGATGGCTCTACAAAAACATTGATTGCTTTGGCAGCGGCACTTAATACAACGCCAAACGATCTTT